ATAACTTACAATCCTAGCTCGGCCTTGCGGTGTGGCATTAATATATTGGCCTACACTTGCCACAGTAAATGATGCAGCAGAAGCCGTTAATGTTGCGTTACCCGATACGGAAGAAGGCGTTAACGTACCAGCAGGTGTCGTAACACTTAATACAAAAGCATAATCTGGTATTCCTGCAAATGTAACATTGGTAACAGTCCATGATGCGTCGTTAACACCACGAACAATAGTGACTGGCACCAAGTCTGGGTGCACAACAATCAACGTATCAGCCGACTGCGTCCAGTTAATTTCGGCAAGCATTGCTGAAGTAATACCTGTTACTAAATACGGGTTTCCTGTGCCATTTATGTTTGTAACAACATTGCCATCTTTAAATATATACATGCGTAAATTAACAAATGCAAGCATGTAACTATCTGTTACTGAAAACTCAAACGGCACTAAACGCACACCATTAGCAGCAGAGGCTGGAAGCGCATAACGAAACTTTGTGCCAGCTCTGCGCTTTATCCCGCCTTGGGGTTGAATAACAATATTAGTGGCTTTTGCTAACGCATTTCGATACTGGTCAAGATCAACCCTTGCCCGCAACAAAGGGTCTAATTCACCTGTGCTAAAGTTTGTTTGGAAGTCCAAAAAGCGTGGCATTAGTATCTCACATCAATTAATGAGTAATCTTCAAATGCTTTTGTTGGTTGGCCTTGACCATCAATATTTGCAGCCTGCCTAAAATATCCACTACGGCCATCGCCACCAACCGATACACCTTGCCAATAACCTGTTTTTGATTCTTGTTCAGTAATGGGATAAGCTAAATGCCAAGCCATCATATATTTTAATAATTGAATAAAATACTGTGGCATTGCAAATTCAGGCGTTTGATAGGGATAATCTATGACAATAATCTTTTCATTAGTAAAAAGTTTGTCACCTAATATTTCCCATTCTTTAAAAGCTCTAGCGCCAATCTGAGTGTTATTAAAGACAGCACGAGGGTTTGCCAAACGATCGCCAGGCATTTGAAACTCGTATGACCATTCGTTAACGGGCGTAGTAATTAGCCTTGATAACTGCATTTTTTTGTAAGCAAACGACCAAGGGTAAAGTGACAAAGTCATATCACGCACGTTTGGGTAAAGACGGTCGCAAGTGTTAGCTTCGTCCGTGCCGTCTGTGAATGACGATATAGGTTTTGCCCCAAGCAAAATTAAAGCATCAGAACAAATAGAAACAGCCGAATCGCCTGCAGCCATTTTAAACTCCCAATAATATGAACGTTACCTCACTAGGCTTGCTTGTGTCTACTGTTTTAACCTGCCAACCTGTAAATGACGTTTTAATTTTTTCAAGCCACCAAGATGGTGACTCAACAATCAAGTGTGCATTTCTGCCATCTGATAATATTTTAGATGCAAGCCGTGTTGAAATCACTAAATATATTGCTTTTTTTGCAACACGCTCAATATCCTGTAATACTTCTTCTAAGCACTCAGGCTCGACATGCTCAAGCACGTCACAACAAGCAACCACATCATGTGGTCTTGGTTTGCCAAAGTACTCATAAACTGCTGGGTCATAATTAGTAACTTTAGACAGATGCTTTGACATTTCACCTTTACCGCAACCGTAATCTAAAATTGTTTTAGCACCAACTTTCATAGCTAATTCACCAATTGCCACATATAACTTATGTCTAACCCGTGAACCGTATCTAGGGTCTTGGTGCAAGTTAATATTTAATGCTCTGTATTTTTCGGTGATTAACACGGCGCTCCCAAAACTTCTTTTGTCATGCCAGACATTGAATAAATCTTATCCGTCTTGCCGTTAACCTTATGGTTTTTTAATAATTGCAACCAATGTTTTACGTTTTCAGCAGAAGCAAAAGTATTGTCATACCTTTTTGTTTGTTGCCCATAACCTTGAGCATAGCCTAAATTGTCTGGGTCAAGCGGTATACCCGCCATAATAACCTCATCAAAGCCCATTCCGTGCCTAGCCCACAAAGCGCCAGCAATGCCAGACGAGCCAACAGCCCAGTTTAATTGTGGCCAAACATAATCAATCGCTTGCCATGCTGTATCTGGTGTCGGCAAGAACCATATTCCACCACCTTTGTTTTGATATTTTCTAGGCCTAGCGTGAATAATAATCGGTCTATTTATAGCTTGTTTGATTTTTAATGACAACTCACCATGCTGTGTCCAGACATGATCTATTTCTGGAATAATATTAGATGCAAACTTTACGCCAATTATTTCAGCGCTTGGTCGCAATTTTCTTGCCTTTTCTAAATCCGATAAAACAGAAGGGGCTGCTCCACATATAATGGCGCAGCCCCCGTGCCGATGATTATATTCAATCGGCATAGCGTTTATTAATCGCTATCTGTACCGCCAAGCGCTGTCGCGTTAGTTACATCTACGACTCCCGCAGCGTTGCTTGTGACAACATGCAGGCCAAAAGTAGGTGTGCTATCTGCATCAGCGTAGACATAAATCAAATCACCGACTTTCATGCTGCCAGCCATTTCATTGAAATAGCCAGAACCATCAACGTCAATTGCTAGGTCATTTGTTTTGTATGTCCAAATCTGAGGCGCTTGCCCTGCTTTTGAAGCGGTTGTAATGTTAAGACCATCTTTGCTAAAAGCCATGATTTACTCCTTTACACTTCGGTGCAGTTAATATTGACGATACCTTCAGCGTCAATAGCAACAGCACCTGCTGAAAACATAGAAGATATCAAGAAGCTAGTCTTTTCTGGAATGTAATTGATTTCGGTTTTAGGCGAAATGCCCTCTGCCATGCCAACTGCATCACGATGAAAAGCCCAGCAAGTACGGCCGTCTGTATCAAGTGGTAAACCACCCTCATCACGATCACCTAATACGTGGAACTGGAAACCCAAGAACGTATTAATGTCACCCTGAACCAAGGCTTTAACTGTATTAAAGTCAGAGCTGGTTACAGCAGTTTCACCCAAGAGTGAAGACAATGAATTAGCGTGAATAATAATGTGGCGATCACGCATAGGAACGTTACCTTTGTCGAGCAATGCTTTCGCAGTACGCAACTTTGCAACGTTTAAGTTGGTATTTGTACCACCAATGTCTTCCGACACGGTAAGCGTAGTGCTTGAACCGTTAAGCGCATCAAGAACCAACTGGTCTTGACGACGACCAATAGCGCTTGAAACCACGTTAACTAACTCGCGACGCTCGTCAAAGTTTACCTTTGCTTGCATAAAGATGTCGCTATATTCAGCAGCAATCCAGTCTTGCAAGGTAGCAGTAACTTGACCATAACTTACGTTAAGAGGAGATACATCAGTTTGGGGGATACGAACTTGTGCAACACCCTTGCCGATTTTTGGAAATTTGTAACTAGCGCCTTCTACACCAGAACGAGTACGGACAGCACCGCGCAATTCAGCCATAGCTTGATATGCTTGTTTTACTTCCGCGTCGAACAGGGTAACAAAGGCAGTTGATAATTGAGCAGCCATGTTAATTCCTTCGATTAAGTTTATACGGTTATGTCGTTTCGGTTAGCCATCTGGTGATGGGCCTAGACTTGCATTAGGGTGCCAGCCTACTGATCACAGTAATTTAAGGGTCACCGTAGTGATATGCCTCTGATACATTTTATATTACTTATGGATAATTTACAATAATTGTAAGTAACTTTGTGGGCTACTGGATAAAGCACCATTTGTTGAAAAGAAATGCTAATTACACAATTATAAAGTCGCTAACACTTTACTAGCCCACGTTGCTATCATGCCAAAAAAAAAGCCCCAGCGCAAGCTGAGGCAAAATTCCTTGTTAAGGATACTTTGGAGACAAGTTAATTATACCGCGCAGCAAACATCTTTTCAACTTTAGAACGGTAAGATGCGTCAGTTTGATACTTAGGGTCACCAACCATAGCCTGCAACTCTTGGTCTGTTGGCATGCCTTCAATTGGCATGGATTCAGTTGGTATTCTACCTTCGTATGTTTCACGCAATTTCATAAGCGCTTTTAAGCCACGAGAAGTACCACCCATAACCTTAAATTCATCAAAGTCATCAGCGCTCCACACACCCTTGTTAACCAAGCCACGCGCCCAATTAACCATGCCGTTGATTACAGAATCAGCATTAGCGCCTAGCGCCTTCTTTTCGGCAACTGGGTCAAACTTAGATTGCCCCATAGCCTCGGCTGCTAAAGTTGTTAACTCACCCGCCAAGCTGTCAAATGCTGTTTGGCTAATACCGTTTTCTGCTGCCCATTTTTGAAAGACTGGAACCATAGGCAATTTTTCACCATTATCACCAAACGAACTCAAGTCATACTTACCCTCTGGTGGTGCTTTGTGCTTGCCTTGTGAAACCATTTTTCGCATATCTTTCCAAGATTTTGCGATACCTTCTAGGTCTGGCTCGTCACCTTTCCAAAAGTTTTCAGGCCACCACTCTGGGCGCTCCTCTGCTTTTTTATCGGTAACTTGATCAGCAGCCCTATGTTCTACGGCTGTTGATTCTGGGCTAGGTTTCTGTTGACCTTCGTCGGTAGCGTCTGCGCTATCCAATAGGCCAGCAGGTTCTTCGCTGGGTTGGACTTCTTGTTCTTCGCTCATTTCAGATTCCTTGCACGGTTAATACGCAACTCAATCTCTTTGACAAGACTGCATCGCCCTTCTAAAAAATAGCCATAAGACGGTTCTGCCCCTGGCCCCCAGCATGGCTGTTCAATGGTCTGATCTCTCAGCGTTTTTAACAGCTTTTGCCCTTCGTCTGTGCCAAACACTTTTAAGCACAATATATCTAAATCATTTACAGGTGGTGGTGTAAGCGATTGCTGCACCGCTTCTAATTCGTCCCAAGACATTTATTATCCTTTGGTTATAAGAATTTTATCAATATTGCTGGCGTCAACCTCATCTGTGGCGTGTACACAGTACCAAACACTACTTTCAATAGCTTCTATTTCGTGCGTCACGTTTGCTTTAATTTCAATGCACGCTGGGGCAAAATACATTTCTGGTTTGCCGTCTGCAAAAACCATAACACAACCCTTTGCCAAGATAGAAAAATGGGTAAAGGTGTGTTGGTGCTTTTCAAGTTTCATGCCAGCAGGTAAGTGTGCTTCTTTTGCATAAAGACCATCAGCAAAAAAATGGCAAATCTCTGGGTTCATTATTATTACCTCTTACATTTGCGGTGTCATGGCTTGATCTGGTGCAACAGCAGCTTGCTGGTTAGCATTAACTTGTTGTTGTTGGCCAGCCATAGCCATCATTGCTTGGTCTTGTTGAGCAAGTTTTCTTTGCTCCTCAATAAGGTAAGCACGTTCGGCAGCCGTGGTTCTAAGTGCAGCAGGAACTCCTAACTTCTCGCCCAGGTAATCAATTAGATCGCCTGTCTTAATTGCTAATTGACCTTCATTTCCTAATGACGCAGTTAACTGCATAAACTGAACAATAGAATTTATTTCTTCCATGTTTTGCGCCATAGCCAAAGGCGCTACGGGTGACACTCTGACTTCAAGGCCATTAACTCTTAAAGGCAAGTCAATTAAACCGCGCTCGTCCATAACTTGCAAAATGCGACTAACCAATGGAATCATTGTTTCATTGATTAAACGACCAAATGCCGAGCCTAGACTTTGAGCCAACTCTTTCATGCGCTCAACAACCTCAGTAGCAGAACGTGCGCTCATGTTGTCTGGCGGTAAAGACTCGTCAAGCAATACGCGCTTAATGTTTTGCCTTAAATCATTAATAACAATTTGCGATACGTTAAAGTCACCCGCCCTAGGTAACGGACGCAATGACTCACCTTGTGGCCCACCGTTTCTGGCTACGGGAATAATTGTGCCAGGGATAATCTTAACGGTAGCTGGGTTTAAAACGCCATCGTCTGCTGCGGTATAGACGCCTGCAACAGCTAGTGAAGCATTTTTAAGCACCAGCTCAAGGGTTTTGTTTAAGGTTTTAATGTCAGGTAAAGCTGTCACCAACGGGCCACGCCCGTAAATCTCACCCGCCACCTTCATGTAACGGCTAATTACCCACGGGCTAGACTTCTGCCTACGGTAAACAATCTCTTCTTTGCTTACGCTATCAATGACGTGATAACACCAGTCACCTTGGTCTTGGTCGTAAACGGTAGCCTCAAGTAAGTCAACATCATCGGTTGGCTTGGCTTCAATTCGTTGTTTTATTTGTTCCGATAGCTCTGCATCACGCCATTGCTGGGCAATGCTTTCGCCCTTCATACGCATCTTACGATAGACTTTATCTACAACACCATTAGCACCCTCTTCGTAAGCCACTAAGAACATTGGCACAGGAATAAAGTTAATTGGTGATACATCATCACCAGGCTGAACCAACATGCAAGCCGTGCCGACAGATAAATCTAATAAAAACTCACCAATAGCAATGTCAAAGTTTGATTGTTTAATAACAGCAAACATCGTGTCGTTATAAACATCAAGCACAGCTTGAGCTTGGGTTTTGCGATCTGAGGGAATGTCTTGACCTGGCTCAAGGCGACACCATTTTCTTTGTGGCGGGAATATGCCAGACTGCAGGCGGTTAGAAAATCGTTGTGTACTGTTAATTGCAGTCGAATCAAACACTCGTGCCATCTTTTTATTGCCAACACTATTGCCTTCCCAATATCCATAAAGCTGTCTTTGTGGCAAGGCAAATTCATAGCAGTCACGGTACAAATCTTCAAACAAATCTTTTTTGCGCTGGGCAACTTCGGCTCGTTTAATGATTTCCTCAGTCGGCATTTTCTTGCCTTGATAATTTTGTTTAGCCATTATTCGTACCACTCCAAAAGAATCTCTGCGGCATGTGACGTACCGTTGACATTTGTTAATCTAAATAAATATGTTGTTAATGGTTTAAGAATTATTAGTGGGGAGTTAGTATCGCCACCACCTGCTTTTTTTCCCGTACCGCCAATAAGAATTTGACGTAATAATTCCGTACCAGTTGTTGTAACCGTTGGGTTGATTAACGCTGCTGATTGACTAGCCACCGCAGAAAAGTTGCGGTTAATGTTAAGAGCCGTTGCTGGTGTCCCACCTGTTACTGTTGAGCCTTCATATAAATAACCCATTGCATTGCCACCGCATAAACCTGAAACGGATAATTTTGGCGACACGCCACTTGCCCATGCAATCGCAATGTCAATATTTGCCCCAGCAGCTAACGGGATTGCAAAATCTTTTACAAAGCCTAAGCCATAAGCCCGACCTTCTAACGCTCGCAACATAAACACATCTTCCATTGGCAAAGGAAACTCTGAGCCAATAAGCGCTGGTTCGCCGTTACGGTCTAAGTAATTTGGCGTTACAAGCCTAGATTTAGCGGTTAATGATTCAAGCTCGACTTTAATAGCCATTGTCTGCCTTTTGTTTGCGGTTCATATTCGACGTTTAAGCCGATTCTCTTTGAAGCAAAGGCCTGTCAGTCATGCGCCGTCTGGCGTTTGCACTTGCAGATCGACGCTCACCAATCTCGCGTTGGAAGTATTCCTGCTCGCGTTGAAGTGCTGCTGTATACTTTTCGCCCAATCCGCTTGTGTCTGGCGCAACGGGTGTTGTTGGGGCTTGAGCTGAGAATGATTCATTAAAAGCACCAGGGTCGCCTGTTCCGCGCTGCGCTAATTGGAATATTGGATAACCAGCAGGACTTGCGCCAACTTGTTTTAAGGCAAAGTTTGATGGGAGTGAAGACGCATCAAAACCTGTAACACGAGTTACTTTATCAACATACCATTGTTGTGCGTCAACACCGCTTACGCCAGATAATGCTTGGCCTAATCGACCACTAAAGTCAAATTCACTTTTGTTAGAAGTGTCCCTTGCTAAATTAGCTGATAAGTAGGTGCTTGATCTATCTCTAACTGGAAGAGCAACGAACGTCCCGCCAAATGGTGTAACAGTATTGTATTGATTTACCAAATCATTGTAAGCGTTAGCCTTAGTTTGAAAATCCCTTGCTGCTGTTTCATATACGCCCATCTGTTTGCCGTACTCTGCAAGCTGGGTTTGGTAGCCTTGCAACAAACCTTGTTGTTCCGCTTGGAATTGTGAAGACGCTTGAGCTTGAGCGCGTTCATACCCACTTGTTAAATTGCCAATCTCAATTGATTGACGAGTTTTTCTGCGAGCTGTTCTGCGCTCCGCCATTGATTTACTAATTTGCAAAAAAGGCATAGCAACTCCTACTGTAAACTCATGCCAGCACCAAAAGTTGAAGCGTCATACGAGCCTAAACCCAACTCTGGGTTTAATCGTTCTTGCGATAAGAGCGCTCGCATACCGCCACGGCGCATTTGTGTCATACGTTTAGCTTCTTCTTCAGCATACTGACGCTGTTGTGTTTCTAAATCAGTCGCCATCTTCTGCGCTTCGCCCTCAACCCGCGCTCGGTCAGCAGCAGACTGATTAATTTCAAAACTCAAACGATCTCGTGCAGTATTTGCTGCTTCTCGCTGTGCTGCTATCTGTTTTTCTGCCTGCTGAGAAGCTGCAGTCGCCTGGCGATTTGCATCAGCCCTTGCAGCAGACGCTGCAGCAGCTTGACGGTTAGCCGTATAAATTCCAACACCTAATGTAGCAAGCGCAATAAAAGGCATAACTAACCCCTTAAATAAGTATTATGCAATTAATATAATTTTAACCTATATATTTGTTTTTTAACATAATGTATATCACAGTTATATCAACTAAATACATCAAAATCAGTGTTAGCTTGTGCTTGCTGTATAAACGCACCGCTTGATGTCAACGGTGTTTTGGTTAATCTTTTGTGTTCACCGCCACCTGTTAGCAAATACCCAAAAGCGTCACCAACGTGTGAGTGTTCGTTTTTGTTTGGCGTATCCCTGAACCTTTCTTGGCCTGCACCAACAGCGACTCGTTTAAAATGATACCCACCTGCTAAGGATTTGCGTAGCATTTTGCAGTCTGTGTGGATAAGTAAGCCAGGCTTTCCCTGAATTAATCGCTGCATAGGTAAAGCTGCACCTTCTCGGCGCACTTGAAAGTTATTACTGGGGGCGGGCTGTGCTCTAAGACCTAATGTACGCAAATAATCAAAAGCTGTCACCTCGTAAATGCCATCTCGTTGCATACCTGCTGGGTCACCCCAGATTAAAATCTGCGCTTTAGGAAATTTAGTATTTACCTCGGCAAGCAATTGTTGGCCAAACCGTTCTAGCCCCATATCAAAGGTAACAATTTCGTGCAATATTTGCCACCTTCCATTTGATAGCCTTTGACCGATCACAGCAGCAGGTGTTAAACCAAAGTCAAGACCGATTTGCAAAGGCATACTGGGGTCGTACTCAACAGGCCCCGCCATCATGTTGTCATCGTACTCAGGCCAGACGGGTCTACCTTCTTGAACGTAGGTGTACTTGCCTTCTGCGTAGCACCGAATCCAGTCAAGGTTTTTGCCACCTAACATTTGCATGTAGTAGCCAGCAGGAAGGTTGTTTAAGTTTTCAGCCTTTGGGTTTACTTTAAACCACCTGCCAGCAGAAAAGATATGATCGTTGGCTTCTGGGTTTTCTGGTAAATCGCCAGGGTCAACTTCAATAACACCGCCTGCTTGGTTAAAAAACTCCCAAGCGTAAGCGCCTGTTAGCTTTTCCTTCTCGGCCAGCCTGTACCACCAGTGGTCATCGTCCATTGGGTTGGTGTCTAGCCAAATGCCGTTCCATGTTGCGCCACCGTCACGCTTGGTAGGGTAGCGACCAACTCGGTGAGTTAACCCGTCAATTACCGCTTTGGGTAATTCTCGCGCTTCGTTAACCCAAGCGCCTGTTAATTCTAAAGATAGCAACTTTCTTACGTCTTTAGGCTGGTCAAGCGCTAAAAATATAACCTCACAGTCAATCCCTGCTGCGTCCCCTCTGGAAGGCAAGCGGATATGATGGGTAATGGGAGGCGTCCATAGCATATTGCCAAAGGTAGCCTCTGGAAACAGGTCTAGCCACGTTTTAATTGTTGTGGTTTTAAGCATAGGGTAAGAGTTTCTTACCACAGCAAAACGGGTATAGCGTATCCCGTCAACTGGGGAAGGCTTTTGCTTAACGGCTCGCATCATAATCTCTGCTGCACACGCATAAGACTTGCCACTTCCGACTGGGCCGAGCAAACCCCGCACGAAAGCATTTGATTGCAAGAATTTATAAACAACAGGCGAGCGTCTAAAGTCTAAATTAAGACCTGCTGTTGTCATTTCTTTTGGCGAGCCTTGTTTTGTACGTGCCATTATTTTCCCAAACCTTCAAGTAACTCGTGGTAGTACTTTTTCCAATTGGAAGCCGTGTCACAACCGACATATTGCTTAAAGCAGGGTGTGCCAATAGTGTAATGCAGCAGTTTTGCGTCAGGATTTGGTTCATATTCCATGACTAACCAATTCCATTCAATAGGCAAGCTACCTATTTCATAATCGTATAACCAACCAAATCGGTGCAAGAAAGAACCTGTTAATGCTTCTACATTTTCTTGGGTAAGCGTTTCACGCATGGCTTTGTGGCCACAGTTAATAAGCATAAGGCTTGACCAATTCTTGCGTGGATAGTCTTCATTTTTTTTACCAAGATATTTAACTGGGTGCTTGGTTTGGTAATCGTGTTTAACAACTTGTACGGCATACTGCTCATCTTTTAATGCCCAAAGTTGTGCAATATCATCTTGCATGACCATGTCACCATCAGCAAATATTGCCCAACCTTCATAGTTGCACAACATAGGTACTAAGAATCTTGAGTAGATAAAGTTATTACTACCATCTTTTTGTGGCATATCAATATTTAAAGGCGTTATTTGAACAGGTGTCTTGGTATTGCTTAACACTGATTGGCAAAAGACATGGTAAGCAATAGCTTCCTTTTGATCAAAACCTACAAACAATTTAATCATTGTTAACCTCAATATCTTCTGGCGCTTGTACGTTAATTCCAATAACAGAAGGTTTATCAGAAATGTCCTCTGGCCCGTCAAGCAACCCAGACGCTTTGGCCAATAATCTCAACACACCTACTTTATCGTACAGCTCAACCTCTAGTGTGCTGTTACCGTCTTTATCGTGTCTTACACGAATGTTTTTTATGGCTTGTAACGCATGCTCTGGTATTTGAGAAGAAGGTTTAACTTTTACCTTGCCATCTTCCCCCCAAGACATAATATCGGTAATCTTGGTGTTAGCCATGCACAGCAAAGAATAGGCAACTGCTTCCCTATTTTGGGTAATGGTATTGCTACGCTCAAGTCTTTTTTGAACAGATCGCACTCCACCCCACCCCTCCAAAGAAGGCACTTGCTTTGCTATTCTTGCTGATTTAGTCATTTAAATAATCCTTTGTTTAAAACAAACATTTTTTGTCGTTATTAACAAACTATTAAAACGGCGGGTCTTCTTGCGAGTTAAGACCAGTCCAAGCATTAGGTGAAGCAATACCTTGGTTGCTTTCTGCGCTAGGTACATTGTGCGCTGCGCTATACCCTGCGTTATTAGCAGGTTGGCATAAATCCCCAACAGAAATACTTAACCACGGTTTACCCGCACCTGTTGATTTATTCCAAATACTCAGCCAACGCACCTCACCATTTGGCAACATGATCTTGCCCGTCATGTCTGGGTGCTTCTCACTTGTCTTGCGCTCATTAGCAAAAACACTCCCACTACCTGCTCTCATTTCGTAAGCCATCTTTAAAACTCCTTATTAGCCTTGTGTAGGCTTTAAATGAAACCACCCATACTTGGGTAGCACTTTGGTTAAACAAATTGATTCTAGCTATCTCAAATCAATTCCTAGCTATTTAAAATTACTAGTCAAAACCCTTTACTAACAAAATACTGAGGAAAAATTGAGGGGTGTACCCCTCGGTACCTAGGCGGGCGGGGGGGGCATAACGTACCCTTTTTATTTGCCAGCCAGTAGAGCTTTTTCTCTGGTGTATTTATTTCTTTGTAGGCAGGTGCTGACTCTAGTAATGACACGCTTACCACTTGTCCAATACACATACGTTCGGTTGTGCCTTGTACTGAGCATCATTAATGATTGCTAGGCATACTTGCTCTACTGTCCCTGCTGGGTTAGCTACGCACACGCGCATAACGTCCTGTTCGCTTACCTTTAAACCATCTATAACTTCAATTAACTTTAAATCTTTTTCTTTTATTTCTTCAAACAAAACTTCATTTAATTTCTTTAACAATCTACCATAAGACATAACATCTTTTTGTGTTCTTATACTTTCTGGCATATCATTTTTAATCTTATCACCTCCCTTAGATGTGTCATTAACATCTTTAAGCGTGTCATTAATAGACTGCTTATTAATATCCTTATTAGATATCTTTATACTTCCTATATGTTCCTGCATATAGAATGGTTCTTTTATAGGCTCCCTTATATTTCTTATACTCTCTGACGTATAGAATGTTTTATTTATATTATTATTTAATGAGTCTTTTATTAAATTATTCTTAATGTTTTTATGTTGTTTATCATCTGGTGTTTTGAATGTTGTTATTAATAGATTTGCTAACCGTCTTTTGTTCTCTTTGATCTCATTATCTGACCACTCTTTTTCTAATTGCTCATGTTCCTGCTCGATTGCTTTCGGTGTCCTAACATCTTCATTTGCTTTTGACTGAGCAATAGCCACAGCGTCTTCCAGTGTTAGGTTAGGGTCAAACACAACTCGCAGCGTCTGACCTCTCACACCTTGCACACCGTGGCAAATCATTTGTAAATAACCCTGACGAGTTAACCTGGTGACACAATTGCTCACCATTGGCTGGGTAATATGCAAGTCAGCAGCAACTCGTATTTGTCCCACGTAACAGATACCAGCTCTATTTGCATACGCGCAAAGTGCTGCCAGTACCCTTAGATCAACATTCTTTAGTTGCTTATCCCACACGGCAGCAACTGGCAGCACTGCAAACTTCCTGCCGTCTGGTGGCGCTTCACGCTGCTTTATGCGTGGCTTTTTTGGTAGCGTTATTTGTTTATTTTCCACAGCGTAATCATCTCATCTCTTAATCGCATCATTGCAGGTTTACCCCTGACCGCTTCAACTCTTCCTAAATACATGGCTTTCGTATATATCTCTTCCCCAATTTTTCTACGCTTAGGCAATTTATCTGGCATGGTCATGATCAATTTGGCCTCACAGTAATTTCGCCATTCTTCAGAGCTGCTCTCAAACTGCCTGCCGTCATGGGTTTTATTTATCTTCAATTGTTTCTCTAACCTGCTCTATAAACCAATTTAAAGGCACAATCACGCGCCATGGCTGGCCATTACGCCTGTATATAACAACTGGCACTTGCCCAGGCTCAGTGCAGGCTTCGATCTGCTTACACCAGGCATCAGCCTTAACTACTTCCTGCCGTTTAACTTCAATTCTATATTTTCCAATCTGTATATCATCAGCACCGTCACGCGCTTGGCCCAGCTTCCTGCTGATCTTTACACCCAGCTCATTAGTCAGTATTGTTGAAAGCTCCCGCTCGCCTTGAGCGCCTTTATTGCGTGCCATACGGCCACTCATTGCTTTAGCAACCTGTCTAATCTGCTGGCCGTCTTTTCATACTGCCCTAAATGCTGCCTTATTAAGCTATCAACTAGGCTGGCCATTGATCGGCGCTGATCGTGTGCAGCGTCTTTGAGTAGCTGTTTACTCTCTACACGTAACCGTAGCATTAAGGAAACGCTTTCATCTTTTAACTCAGTCATATAAAACTCCTTATGGTTAGGCCTTAATGATAACCCGATCTTATATCATGGTGCAATAGTATATTTCAATACGATATACAAAACTGATAGAAATAATTGTATTTACAGATATATTTGAAATCACCTAAGATTAATACATCAGCTTTCTAGCTGACTTTACTCAACTACTTAAAAGAGATTGATTATGTCAAACGCAATATATGAAACCGTCACAAAAAGCATCATTGAGCAGTTAGAAAATGGTGTTGCGCCATGGGTTAAGCCCTGGTCAGCAGATAGCTCTGCAAATCAAAACCTAGTTAGCAAAAAAGCCTATTCAGGCATTAACCGTTTAATTCTTGGCATGTCAGGCATGGCTAAGGGTTACACCAATAATAACTGGGCCACGTTTAAGCAAATATCTGAGGCTGGCGGTATGGTTCGTAAAGGCGAGAAAGCCACTCAAATTGTATTCTTTAAGCCAGTCACCAAAACAGAGATTAACTCAGCAGGCGATCTGGAATCTACGGGCTACGCTGTCATTAAATCGTATGCTGTGTTTAACGCTGATCAAACAGACGGCCTTGAGCTGCCAGCAACACAGGCAACAATTGGCAATTTTCAAGACGTGCAGGCAGCAGAAAACCGGATCATTAAAACTGGTGCTGCCATTACTCATGGCGGTGATTCTGCTTTTTTTATGCACTCTGCTGATCGCGTCCAGTTACCAAATAAGACGGCCTTTTTAACAGAGTCTAATTATTACGCTACTGCCTTTCATGAGCTTACTCATTGGTCAGGCGCTAAACATCGTTTAGATCGCGATCTATCAAAAGGCAAATTTGGCAACCCTGAATATGCTTTTGAAGAATTAGTAGCAGAGATCGGTGCAGCTTTTCTTTGTCAAGATCACGGCATTGACGGCGATATCAGACACGTTGCTTACATCAAATCATGGTTATCAGTTTTGAAGCATGACAACTCAGCGATTTTTAAAGCTGCTGCCCTGGCACAAAAAGCAGCCGATTACATAAACAGTTTAGACGCAACCGCGCAATCAGTAGCAGCTTGATTAATCACATGGGGATTAGTCCCCATACTTACAGAGAATATATATTATGTTAATCATAAATCAGAAAGGCAGTGACCACTTAGAGCGCTTTTTACTTGAAGAGCTGGCAGAAGACAACGGCACACTAGAAGACTGGGCTTGCCATGCTGAGGCGTTAATGATGAACGCTGGTACTAAGCCAGTCACGTTGCATTTATTAAGCGCTGAAACGCGCTCAGGCGATTCTGCCAGCATTACATTATCTGCAACGTGGTTTACTAAAACAGGAATATAAAAATGAAACACTACGTATTATTTGCAACCCGCACCCAGCGCGTGACAACGAAAATAACAGTATGGCCACATGAACATATTGAAGACGTTATTGCTGATTTAACAGAATCTGACTGGGAAGTGTTAACCACTTATGAAGCAGATGTAAAAGAATTTTACGAAAACTTAGAGGCCAATTATGACGAAGAGTGAACTTGAATTTTTAAACCTACCTCACGTGCCACGCGCTAGGTGTTTAGATGCTGACTGGGTCGCTGTACATCACACGGCTACAGATGTAACTAAAACATGGCGCCGATTTGGCTGGGTGCCAATTGAAAATAAAGAGATTAACAATGAAAAACAATAAAGACGCGCTTTATGGCGCAATTGCAGGCGCTGTGCTGGGTTTGTTTTGGGGTTTAGTGTACATACTACGTACTGGTGGGTTTTGATGCGTTACGTAGCTTATTATCGTGTTTCAACAGAAAAGCAAGGCCACTCTGGTTTAGGCCTTGATGCCCAGCGCCAGGCGGTTCAGCAATACAGCGCCAGTATTGATTCTGAGTTTATAGAAATAGAATCAGGCTCAGACGATACAAGGCCACAATTGCTGGCAGCGCTTGCACAATGCCAGAAGACTGGCTCAACCATTTTGATCGCTAAGTTAGACCGATTAAGCAGGGACGCCAGCTTTTTATTTCAGCTTAGAAAATCTGGCGCAGAAATACTAGCAGCCGACATGCCTAACGCTGGCATGCTGGAATTTGGGATACGGGCAATATTTGCACAACATGAGCGCGAGCAAATCTCAGCCCGCACTAAGGCAGCGCTGGCTCAAGCTAAATTACGTGGTGTTCGTTTAGGCTGCCCCTGCCCTGGTGTGGGTGCAGCAGCATCAGCGCTCAAAAAAGCAAAAAAAGCTAACGACTATGCGAGCGCTCTGAAACCTTTATTGGAGTCACTTACAAATCGGTGTGCAAGTTATCAAGATTTAGCTGACGCTTTAACCCTAAAAGGTATACGTACAGCGTCTGGGAATATCAGATGGGGTAAGAGCAGCGCACATGCTGTTATGCAAAGATTGGGGCTGTCATTATGAGCGTACTGGCACACTTAATAGTTATGGTTCTTATTACTTTAGTGATTGGTTATTTTTTAGATTGTATGGAGAAAAAGCAAATAGCAAAACGTAAACAAAAGTTTCTTGGGAGTCTTTTAGATGAATAAGGTTAACGAAGCGCAAGCACGTAAAGACATGGCTTTGCTTTTGCATGAGTCAGGCAAATCTGATTACATTATTAAGGCAAGGCAGGCTGCTGTAAAAGTAGCCAAGAAAAAAGGGTTTGTAAGTATTAACGAAGTCAGGCGGGATTGCCCGCCACCAGATAAATATCACCCGTCAGTTATGGGTGCTATTTTACGTGGATCTGTGTTCGAGCATACAGGCCAATACATTAAAGCAGCACACCCAGCAAGTCATGCACGGATTGTTGGAGTTTATAAACTAAGGGATTACAAATGAGCAAAGGTAAATTAACGCCAGACACCATGATTAGCGCATCACGCTTGCCAGGGTTGTTAGGGTTTAGTAAATACAGCACCCCAAACGACGAGCTAATGCTGTCGATTAAAGCAATGGACGGCATTGACCCAGAGTTTAATGGGAATGAAGCAGCAGATTGGGGTAATCGGCTTGAGCTGCAAATATTAAACGAATCAGCCGAGCGCTTAAACCTTAGTTCTTTTAACTTTGACCACACAGAGGCGATCTTTCACCCAGATTGGCCTTTATGCACCAGTCTTGACGGGACAGCAGACGGTCGGGGTAAGGTTGTTAAGACAGATATTGAGGCAGGGATTATTGTTATTGGTGCTGACGAAATTGTTTTAAACGGTTTAGGCTGCCTTGAAGCCAAACTCACGAGCCAAGATGCAGAAGAAGCGCCTGCTCTATTTCGTGGGCCGATACAGTTACAGGGGCAAATGGCCTGCACTGGCGCAAACTGGGGCGCAGTTTGTACGCTTTACAGAGGCACTAAGTTACGAATATTTTTGTTTGAGCGCCACGAATCTACGATATTTGCAATTGGCAAAGCTGTTACCGACTTTCAACGGCGTTTAGATATTTACGAGAAAACGAAAGCAATTGAAAATTACCCGCCTTTTGACAGCGCGGACGCAAGCAAACTGTTTCCAAGTGTACAAAACGAAGAAACCTTATCGCTGAATTTAAACTCAGCCAACTTGTGCCGACAGATTTTAGAAAAAAAGAAGTTGATAAAAGAGTTAGAAGAAGAAATTGATTTTTTTGAAACAACTTTAAAAGAGCAGATGGGAACCTTTGGTAAAGCCACCGCAGATAATTACAGTATTACATGGCCGATGCGCTCTTATAAAGCGTCACCAGAACGGCTTGTGCCAGCCACAGAAGCACGAAAGATTAGACAGTCAACCATTACCATTAAGGAAGCAAAATAATGACCACAGCGATCACAACCCGTAACGGGTTTGCACCACAGACATTAACCGAAGCAATGGATTTTTCTAAATTGCTTGCCGATTCAAGTATGGTGCCAAAACAATACCAAGGCAGACCACAAGACATTTTGGTTTGTCTGCAATGGGGCAATGAATTAGGTTTAGCGCCGATGCAGGCCTTGCAAAATATTGCAGTCATTAACGGCAAGCCAAGCGTCTACGGTGACGCAGCAATGGCGTTGGTGCAGCACTCACCGCTTTGTGAGGATATACAGGAATACATGGAAGGCGAAGGCACAGCAAACCCAGTTGCTGTTTGTGTGGCCAAGCGTGTAGGACGCAAAGAAGTGGTTTCAAAGTTTAGTATTGATGATGCAAAACGAGCAAACCTGTGGGGTAAACAAGGCCCGTGGACAAATTACCCCAAGCGCATGATGCAGATGCGAGCGCGTGGCTTTGCCTTGCGTGATGCTTTCCCAGACGTTTTAAAAGGTTTGATAACGATTGAGGAAGCGCAAGATTATCCGACAAAAGAAGACGAGAAGGTTGTTGTCAAATCGGTTAACCCATTAGATAAAATAGCGTTGCCTGTGGATAACTTTGTTGATAACGTTGTTGAAGTTATTAAATACGTTGACGTTAAGCCTGTGGATAACTTAGAAGAAGCCAATAAGCAGGCTCAAGTTGCAGCCATCGAGGACAAAGAGGAGTCACCTGTTGAGCAGGTTGTTGAGCCAGTTAAAGAAGAGTTAAAAGAAGTGGTTGCTCAAATACCTGAGCCACACTTAACGCTTCCCGCTTATGTTTTTAATGTGCCTGGTCGTGACCCAGTTGAGTGCCAAACGCTTGATGACTTTCTTGCTGCTTACGATGAGATGTGCAGTAAGGTTGAATTAAACGGTCGCATGACTAGCGAAACCAAGCTGCAGAAATTAAAGTCTTTGCACGATGCCAACCAAATGGCGTTTTCCAAGATGGGTGTTAGCAATATGGTACCTCAAATTGCTAAAGCTGGCGAGCGCCGTGACCGAATTTTAAAAGCAGCTTAAATTAACTGGCCACCAATTATTTCTTGGTGGTCAAATCAAATGGAATTGAAATGAAAAAACAAGACAAGACAGAAGAAGAAATAATCTTATGCAAAGAGTGCGAAGGGTTTTCAGTTGCAGAAGATGGGGTTTGTGTGATGTGCGGTGTGGAAAAGGTTGATATTGAACACGATGACACTGACACAGAAAGATAATTTTAAAAATACTTTAGGAAAACAAAATGATTCATAAACCTTTAACAAAAGAATCGGCAGAGCAACACAGCAAAGCATTGCAAGCCGCAAATTTACAAGCGATTACGGAAGCGAAATGAACGCAACCTGTCGATCCTGCCAATCATACGAGCCGTTGCAAGCGCTGTGCAAAGACGGACACAACCAAGCCACTTACCCCTCAACAACCCCGCATTGTCTGCGTGACGATTTCCCTGACGCACCTTGGCCTTGGTGGCTAGATGAGCAAGGAACCCCAATAAAACAGGAGGCGAAATGAACAAACGAATAAAAGAGTTAATTCTTGAGGCAGGGTTTCCTAAGTTTGACGAGATGTATGTGGTGACTGACGGCAAAGAATTGGAACGATTTGCTGAGCTGATTGTTAAAAAGTGTGTAGATATTTGCTACGAAATTGATAAAGACTATGCGGGTGAAGATGTCTTGGCAACCTGGTGCGCCGATGAAATTAGAAAGCGTTTTAAGGAGTAAATAATGAACGAACGAATCAAAGAACTTGCCCGCGCCATCGAAGCAAAACTTAATTAGAAGAACACATGAACACAAAACAAGTAGGTGGTACACATTACAAATCAGATATTGAATGTTTGGATTACATCATCGCAAACCAGCTGGGCTACTTAGAGGGTAACGTCATTAAGTACGTTACCCGCCACAAAAGCAAGGGCGGGCGTGCGGACATACTGAAAGCAATCCACTATCTTGAGAAAATACTTGAGGTGAATTATGGGGTGGAGGAATGAAATATCTATCAGTATGCTCAGGCATAGAAGCCGCAACCGTTGCGTGGCATCAATTGGGGTTTAAACCTGTTGGGTTTAGCGAAATAGAGAAATTTCCAAGCCAAGTATTAACACATCACTACCCAGACGTTACCAACTTTGGTGACATGACAAAATATAAGGAGTGGGACATTGGAACAATTGACATTTTGGTCGGAGGAACACCCTGCCAATCTTTTAGTGTTGCAGGACTCAGGAAAGGTCTTGAAGACCCAAGAGGCAACCTTGCCCTTACTTATTGCGGAATACTTGACCGATTTAGGCCAAAGTGGTTTGTCTGGGAAAACGTACCTGGTGTCCTCAGTAGCAATGGTGGAAGGGACTTTGGTTCCTTCCTCGGGGCGGTGGCAGAACTCGGGTATGGGTTCGCCTACCGAGTGCTTGACGCTCAAAACTTCGGAGTCCCACAAAGACGCAGAAGAGTGTTCGTTGTCGGATGTCTTGGAGATTGGAGAAGTGCAGCAGAAGTACTTTTTGAGCCAGAAAGCCTGTGCCGGGGTATTAAGACGAGCAGAAAAAAGGGGCAAGACGTTGCCGCCACAGTTACAGAAAGCACTGGAAGCAGCGAGCAATGGCCCGCTAGATTAGCGTCAACTTTAAATGCGTCATTTGGTGATAAGTTAGGCTTAGAAAATCAACACATCAATCAGGGCGCACCATTGTTTGTACCTCAAGTATTTCAAACACACCCGATGGATAGCCGCATTACGGAGATGGGCGATATTTGTCAGACTGTGACGAGCAAAAAAAAGGGGCAAGACATTGCCGCCACAGTTACAGCACGCACTGGAATCAGTCGTAACAACCATGAAGAATGTTTAACAGCATTTAGGGAATCATCATTTCACCAGTATGATGAAACACTTGTTGCGGGAACCATAAAAGCAAGTGGCGGTGCGCTGGCTGGCGGTAGCGAAACCTTTGTAACCAAAGTCTACGAATCACACCCAAACGACTCTCGCATAAAAGAAATGGGCAATACCTGTCAGACGGTGACGAGCAGATGGGGTACAGGTGGTGGTAATGTGCCAATTGCGTTACAAGGTGCAGGTGCTACAAGCCAAAATGCGAATGGTGGCGGATATAAAGAAGATTCGATGTTTACCCTTAACTGTACTGATGTCCACGGGGTTTGCTTACCAATCAACACAATGACAATGCTTGGGCGACCAAGTGACGATGCTAACCCTCGCATGGGATTAGGAATCGGCAAAGATGGTGAGCCTCAAAATACTTTGACCAAAGCTCATAGTCATGCGGTTTATCATCAATCAGCCGTAAGAAGATTAACACCAATAGAGTGTGAAAGGCTACAAGGCTTTCCTGACGGATATACAGACATACAACCCAACGGCAAGCCAACGGCTGACGGGTCGCGATACAAGGCTTTAGGCAATAGTATGGCTGTGCCTGTGATGAAATGGATAGGTGAGCGTATTAAACAAGTTGATTTAATAAAGGTGCGGACATGAAAGACAAACAATACTTCAGCATAGAAGAACACATGATCTACTTAGCAATTGCTGTGCTTACGGTTGTTAGCTCATGGGTTATTATTTTAATGTCATTTTTGTAGTGGACACACGGCATAAAATACATCTAAAAATCGCGCCCCAGATTCTAAAGTTTCTGGGGTGTCTTTGGTTGAGTAAGTAGGCAAGTCACGGGCAAGCTCACGGCAGACAGACCTATAAGTTTCTGAGCCTTTTGTGCTTTCGCAACCGTTCAACAGAATCAAGGTTATCACCATCAGAGCGACGCGCACGGTCGGCAGCGTCTTCGATACTGTGAGCTTTTTTTCTGTCAATTTCTGACTGTCGGTTAAATTCATTTTGCACTCCATTTCTTTTGCCAGCAAAATACACTGTCAACATTGCTGCTATTACACCAACAAGCCCAAGAATATAGACTTTAAATCTTAACCAGATTGCCATTTATCGGTTCTCATTTGCATTGCAAGGCGTTTTGCCCTGGCTGGGGTTTGGTCTGCCCATAAAGAATTCAGCATTGATTCTTTGGCAGATACATAATCACCATTTTTAATGTGTGACAAAGTTGTTTTAAATTCCAATAGACCAGCCACTCCCATTTGGAATGACATGCTTAATAGCACAGCCTTTCTCGGCCCAGACAAATCTTTAAACCAAGGTAATACTTTTTCAAGCGTTTCAACCCGTGAAACAATATCGTTGTTCAAAAGGTATGCTGATTCTTCTTTAGTAATACCACCGTTTTTACGGGTGTCAATCAAGCGACCAACACCAATGGTTAAGAAACCAAGGTGATCTTTGTAAGCGTGCAGCACTTCGCCTTCATCGCTTTTAATTTGTTGTGTCGCTCTGCTTATCCAGTCTTGATTGCTTAATGACACGGGCGATTGGTGAGGCAATGATGCAGACGATTCCGATGGTCTTGAGTATGTCTGTTCCAATTTGGTCGGTGATTGCGTCTGGAAGAGTTTGGATAATTTCTGCAACAGCATGTGGAAAAGCCTCTAATAAAGTTAGTAACGCACCGCCTACAATTGACAAGCGTACTGACCACCATTTTGACCAGTCGCTTGCATCAGCAACGAGTTTCACTTCTTGCCTTTAGACATAGTACTCTTTGCTGTCTTTGCTGCTTGCTTAAAATCTCTTGCAGACGGGGCTGCTTTGCTTCCAACCTTGTTCATCTTCTCGCCTGAACCAGCTTTGATACGAGCTTGTTTAGCGTTAATGTTTGAATATAATCCTGTTTTGCCTGGCATAATTAACCCCTTAATTACTTGTTAAACTTCTCAAAAAATAAAATAACGGCACTGCCTAAACCGATTACCCACAAAATAGGCTTGGCTAATTTGCCAATCCATTCCAATACCATGAACGCACTTTTAGCTGCTTCGAAAGCGGTGACAACTTGACCTGTCTTAGTATCTAAATCATCTACCTTGCCCTCAACTTTAACGAGTCGGTCATATATTTCCTTGTGGGTCACGTCTTCCATTAGTTATTCCTTAATTATCTAGGTCAAAAGTTATTAATTGTTCAACGGTCATGTCTTCGGAATCCTTGTTTTGATGCCCTGCTGCCAGTCCACCCAAGTTGTCGTGCTGTTGACAGCATCGTCAAACATCATCCCAAATTGTTCGCCTGTGCTCTTGAGGTTGTACTCAGCGGCTCGGAGTTGTTGGTAGGGCGCAACGTAATCCACCCATACACCGTTTGCCCACTTGTCTAAACCGTGGTTAGGTGCAGGGCACTCAATCGAACCTATTGGCGGCTCAGCACCATCGAAGCCGCCAAGGCAATTACCTGTTAAATCTCTGTAGTGTTTTGTCATGCCCATGCCCTCACTCTGTAAGCCCAGTTAGCGTTTGTGAACAGTACAGCCCCACCAGTGCTTTTATTAAGTCCAGTGTAAAAGTTCCCAGCACTACCAAAACGTATATTTAAGTTTGTTGCGTCTAATGTCAACACAAGACCATAGTTATCAACGGATGACTGGGTATTTATAAGGGGAGTAGCGATAACATCCCCTATTGAATACCCGTGTTCGGCAGTTACGCAAACAATGAATTGGGCAACTAATGTCGGCGCTACGCCAAGCCCGTGTGCGATAGTCAGAGTGCCAGCAGATGTAATCGTTTGATTGGATGAGGTGAATACCTTAGTAATCGCAGTAGTCGCACCTGTTATATTCACCAACCTCTCCAATCCAGCGTCATCCTTGTAATAAAGCAACTTATCATCTTTAGGATATAGGACAGTTTGCCCTGCCGATGGAGTGCCGGGGATGGTAATAGCCGAAGTGTTATCTAAGGTTATGTTTGTGTTTGCGAGTACTGCAGCCATTATTTAATCTCCTCTTCCCAATTTAGGGTAGGTTCGTTCCATGTGTATTGTTTGCCGTCTGCCGGGTATGGCGTAGGTGCTGACCATTGGCAAGTTTCTTCGTTCAGAAGCCAGCTTGGGTAGGGTTTGGGAGGG